TGCCGTTGTTCGTAAATTGCGTTTGGATGTACGCTCCGTTAATATCAATTAGTTTCATCTTCTAGTGATTGTGTTAACGCAAAAATATCAGTTCTAAGCTTCTTATTTTCTTTTTCCAACTCAAAGTACATTTCTTTATTTTTTTTCAACTGAGAGCTTTGTTTTATGCATCTAGCGGTTAATCCATCTAATACATCCATACAGCCAAGTAAAGTATCTATGCGTTTTTTCGATATTTCAATTTTCGGGCTATTAGGATTTGATTTTCCAAATTTAATTAACTCGCTGTTCATTTCTATTGAAATACCGCGAACTATTGAAATAGCATTCTGGTAATTTTCAAATGACTCAAAAAACAGGTGCCATGCTTGTATTTGGTTTTCGTAATGTTCCAAAAGCTCTTTCATTTTTTTTGTTCTGTTAAGATTGATTTTACCTCGTTTATTAAGTTAGTTTGTATAATCTCATCATTACACATTCTAATAATTTCGTTTTGCATATCAATTACCTCGGTTCTGGTCGCCGATACTGTTGTATGCGCAGGCGAAGCGTAAATATGAGTTTTGTTAAACAGAATATTGTAAAATGCCATAAAAGCAATATTAAGTCTTTTCATAATTCTAAAATAAATCGTTTGGCACTATCGCCGTATTTATTGTTTCGTTAATATTTTCGTGTTCAAAAGCGTAAAGGTTTTCGCCTCCTATTATTTCGTAGTACCTGTTTTTTTGCCAGTCGAAGAAAACCGATGTTGCGCCTTTTTTGGATGTTCCTTTTGGTTTTGCTTTTAATATTTTAACAATCGCTTCATTTTCTTGGAATGGCGTTCCTGTTGATGGGTTCATAGTTAAATCTACTTTTCCGTTAATTCGGTTATGCTCTGGCCTCCAAACCCCCACAACATTAAACGCTCTACGCCCCCATACAGCACCACCAGCAAAGCTATTTAAGGTTGGTACTGCAGTGCAGTAAACATCTTGCCCCGTAATATCTTTTAAAACGATTGGCGGTAAGTCTTTAGCGTGGGTTACAATGTTGTTATGCCAATTGTTAATCTTTGCTTCCTGTCTAACCTTTTTTAACGCCCAAGCAAGGTATTTATCCTCACGACCACCGTATTTAACTAAATCTTCTTCTAAGTCGTTAAACGGATCTAGTGAGGTTGTATTTAATTTTATTTTTAATTCTTTCTCTAAACTTTTCCAGTACGCAAAAAAACTTTCAATATCATGATCGGTTTCATCCCCATCAATCGGGTAGAAAAATTCATCTAACCAATTCATCGCTTGGTAAATTTCTTTTTCAGTTGCCGAATAAGGATTTGATTTAAAAAATGGTTTTCTAAGTCTTTTTGATATTAGCTCTGCGATTACATCATCCATGTTTCCAATCTCCCCAGATAAAAAACCATGCTTCCATCCAAATTTTTCAGACTGGTTAAACATCATTTCCATGTGAAACTCTGTTTTTCCTGCCCCCGCAAAACCTAAATAAAAAGTGCTATACCCAGGCTTAAAGCTTAACAATTCATCTAAGGTTTTAAATCCTGTATCAACTCCACGCTGTACGCCTGTTCCGTAATGATGCATTACGCTTTCGGTATAATCTGATATTCTCTTTTTAGCTTTCATTAACTGAATAGTTCTTTGTTTTGGCTTTGGTCAATTGCTTTGTTTAATTTTTGTTTAGGTTTATTGAAATCATTCTTAAACCATCTTTTTAATCTTAATGTGGTGTCCCATGTTTTTTCAGTTTCCTGTTTGAATTTTGTATTTGATTTGTTTGGTTCGGTCCAATAATCGCAAAACTCTCTTATCCCTTCCGCTCCATATAAATCAACAAAAGGAATTAGTGATTGAGAAAACTTTAGTTTTCGTACATCTATACTATTATTATTTAATATACTCTTATCTACTCTACTCTTATCTGTATCGCTTTGTATTACAATTGTATTAGATTTTGATACAATTGTATTTTTTTCTTTTAATTTTCTCCATCTTTCTTGAACGGCTAAACGTCTTTTTTCAGATAATTCTAGCACCTCTCCGTTTTGTTCGTCAAGGAATTTTATCCTTACGTGCCAATCATCAAAAGCGATAATCTTTTTATTTTTAAGAATAGTTAAATGCTCTTCGTCTATTTCAATTTCCGCATCTTCAACAGTCAAAAAACATTCTTTATTCCAGTATAAGCAACATAGCCTTATAAACCTTGCCTGAGTGACTTCAGGGCATTTCTGAATCTTTCCCATCATCCAGTCGGATATAACAAATTTAAACCAAGTTAATTTCTCCATTACAGTTTGTAAAAAGTATAAAGCCTAAAAATTATTGGAAAGTAGACTTATCCACAAATGACTTTCCTAAAAAAGTAACCTGTTTAATTCTTCCATCTTTGATCCAGTTGTAAACCGTTTGCCTTTCAACTCCCTTTTGTTTCGCGAAAATTGCAACTGTGGCAAGGTTTGCAGGATTAATTTTATTTGATGTTGTTGTTTCCATTGATGTAAATATAGTAATTATTTGACAAAATGTATAATTTTTATTATTTTATTTTAAGAAACTTGCTATTAAGTCACAAGCAAGTTTCCTATGTAGTAGCGGAGCATTAGAATGTTTTAATCCATCCGTATTCTACCAATGTTTCAACTGATAATCCCATATAAGCCATAGCGTAGCGTTTTGAACGTAAATAATCACAAACCTCTATGTATTTCATTGAGTTATTATTATAGCCTATTGTAAAAGTTGAGCCTTTAAGGGCAAATTGAATTATTGTCGTTTTAATATTGTTCACTCTTTTAGAAACATCTATATATGGCGGTTTATGTACTAACCCACTACGAATAATATTCTCTTCTGTTATTTCCTGATTTAATATTTTGCCAATAATTATTAATTCTTCATCTGTTATTGATGAAAGGGGTTTAAGTTTAAGTATATCATTACAATTAATACGACCATCTATCAAAGGAAATAACCTATTTTCAACTTCTAAATTAATACCTACATATTGTCCATAATATTGCGCAAAGAACTTTGCTTTGTTTTTTACCGTATTTTTCATGATAATTTTATTTTAAATGCTAAGATTGATTGTTTTGATGTTGCATAGCAAACCTGAAAGTTCCTCAGTACCAATCCGTCTGCTTTAGGTGTTAATTCTTGGTTGCCTCTGTCATAAATCATTTCTCTTGACTGACTTGCTAATTCGTCAATAACATTTTCGGCATAAATTTTCATTGCTTTTAAAACTTCATCCCATTCGAATAAAGTTCTGGCATCGTTTATAAAGGCAGTATCAATTTCACAAAGTATATCTTCTCTCGTTTTCATGTTATTTATTAAGTTTATAAAATAATTAAAGATCTAATGTAGTTCCGCCTATTATCTTCGCTATCGGTATCGTAAAACCAATCTTCATATCCTTTCCCGAAATCTACACCAACTCCTTTGTATTTACCGCTATCTTTGATAACGTTTATTTTGCCCTTTATACCATTATAAGAAACCGATGGAAACGTGCCGCCTTTTATAGCAATGCATATATTTTCGAATGTTGTCATTTTAGATTTAATTATCTCATCTATCTCAACACCATTGTCGAGTAAATCAAATTCTTTTGAACTCCAGGTAAATACTTTATCATCATAACCGATGAATTTATCACCTAATTTTATATCTTTTCTTTCCATTATTTTTCTATTAAAATGTATTATTGATTTACTCTTGTAACTCCTTTGTCAAATTGAATTTTGTCTGTTTCAAATCCAATAAAATCTCTATTTATTTTTTTACACACAACTGCAGATGTAAAAGAACCTGAAGTTAAGTCTGCCACAAGATCGCCCTCATTACTAAAAACTAAAAACAACCGCTCGAGTAATGCCTCTGGTTTTTGAGTTGGATTAATTGAGCTTTTTTGTTTGTCATTAGCAAAAGTTAAAACACTTCCAGAAAAACGCTCAGTAGAGTCGTAACCTACTTTTTTAGCTTCTCCGTAATTAGTAGTCATTTTGCTATTTCGCTTATGCTCTGCGGTAGAAACCTTTCTTTTATGACCTGTTGTAATTATCGGATTAAAAGTAGGCTGCTTATCGTAAAAGATTACGAGATCTTCATGCGATCTTAAAAACTGCCTTTTTGAATTAAGAAAATTAGTCTTTGTGGTTTTTTGCCAAACTAAAGAATATTTATAAAGATGCGGCATGCTCATTATAACTTTTGCGGTAAACATTCCAGCTGAAGTAAAAATAACCACTCCATTCGGTTTTAATATTCTATTAGCTACACTCCAAACGCTTACAAAGTCAATTACAACATCCCATTTATTTTGTGTTGTTCCATAAGGCAAATCAAGAAATAAAACAGAAACTGATTTATCTTTTATTTTCGTATGTCCTATTCGAAAATCTTCATTATACATTTCTATCATAATTATACAAAATTTCGGTCAACTTCCATTTCCTCATAAATATATTCTAATTCTAGTTCGCTTAATAGATTATCCATTTTCATTTTAGAGTTACCTCCCGTTACATAATTATCATAATTATTTTGTCTATGGAAATCAAAAAGCTTTTGTTTATTCATGTCTAAAATAGCTTGTGCTTTCTTTTTTAAGAATGAGCCTTCTTTATAGAAGTTATTATCTAGCACAATATCTATTAAAACATTGGCTATTGTGCCATAATCCCGAACATAAGATCCCCATTCTGCACTATGGATAACTGTTCCATTATTAATTCCGCTTTCAATTTCAATAACTAGATTTTCATCAAAACCGAAATCCGCTTCATAATAATATGTGTATTGCAAAACATTGTGCTTTTCTTTATCCATTGAAATTTTGCAATTCCATTTTTCTTCTATCGATGATAATTCGCTTTTGCATGATATATAACTTAATTCATCAGCAAAATCATCTATTTCTATTTCTTCTTTTTTCATAACTCCAAACTTAACTGCCCTGGTTTATACTTAATTAATTTCCATCTTGCTTTCAAAGCTTCTGGCGATAATATTCTGCTTACGTAATACTCTCGCTGATGTATTTGAGGCCTTACACCGTTTTTAAAGTTTTCCATTTAAAATAAGTTAGTTTGATTTCTTTTTATATCTAAATTGTTCTTTCTGTTTTGAATATGCCGAGGCATATCGTATTGAAGGTGGCATTTCTGGCATAACGCTTTTAATCTTTCGTCGCTAACTTCGTGATTCGTTTTATCATGATCTAAATGAGCAATAGTTAAAACTATTTTAGTGCATTTTAAGCCATCTAAATCCCATGCTTCGCTTTCCATTCCTTCTGGCCAATAAACCCAATCATTAATATCTTTACCGTTTCTATGAATTAAAGAATAATTAGGAACTCCGCAAAACTCACATTTATTCTCAGCACGCTTTAATATCCTTTCCCTAATAATTTTCCAATCTTTAGGGTACTCTTTATAATTTATTGGCATAATATCTACGTATAATTAGTTAATTTAAGAACTTTTAATACATCCTGAGTAAACACTTTATCTCGCCCATTTAAATCGTCAAAAGTTCTTTGTGCGTAAATTATTGTTGAATGATCTCTATTGAAAAGCTTGCCAATGTTTACAAGTGTTGCCTCGGGATTGTATTTTCGAATTAAACCAATTGCTATCTGTCTGGCTATTACTATCGGACGTTTCCTTGTTGGGCTTATTAACTGCTCTTTTGTGACTTCTAAAGCCATGCAAACCGCTTGTATTATTTCGTGCTTATCAACAATTTTAATTTTGTTCTTTGAAAAGAACCGATCTTTTTCGCTTAATCCTGCGTATATGTATGGTGTCATTTCAATTCCTCCAATCTTTTTTTAGCATCTAACAAAGCTTTTTCAGCTAAAAACCTGTTGCCTAAAGTAACCGCTTTTAAAAAGTCTGTTTGATAAGTTAAATAATTTTGACTAACATTTAGTTTATTAGCAATCATCGGAATAATTGCCATTCGCTCGGATATTAATTCATCCCAGCTACGCATTTTCTATAAATTGAATGATTTGACTTGCTGTAGCCTTTGGATTAGCTTTAATGAAGGCTCTAATATCATCCCTAAGAAGTTCTTTAGCGTCATTCATTAAATAGTCTAAATTCAAAAAATGACTATCTTTGCTGTAAATGAAATTTCCAAAATGATTAGGTATAAAACCATTTTCCTTTAAGTATTCGTTGTTTGTCATTACGATGTTCTTTTAACTGTTACTTTTCCGTTGCCCAATTTAATTTGCCAGTTCCAGTCTTGATACTCTAACTGGCGTTTTATCCTTGTTCTTGTGCTTTGCAAGGTTTGATAATCTGAGGGAGAAAATAGATTGCAATTTTCATCAACCTTCATGTTTTTAAGTGTTTTTGCTATCATGATTCAAATATATAAACATTAATTAATTTATTAAACGTTTATGGGTAAAATTTCAGTTACAATCCGTTACAAAACAAAAACGCCCCGATAACGAGGCGAGATTGTTTAGGCGGCTTGCTTACTTTGCAATTCTTGATGTATTTCTTTCAAATACTCTCGGCCTGCAATAACATACTTTTGAATTTTATCGATGTATTCATCTTTCCACTCCACTTCGTATTCAAGCAATCTCTGTTTAATTGGAATGTCGGAATAAGTCATTTCTTGCCTAATTTCATTACTTGCTTTTATAAACAATTCTGATTCAATTGGAGGATGGCCCATCTTATACCATAGCTTATTGATTTCGGCTTGAATTAAGCCCTCTGGCGTATCAACTAAGCAATAAGCAATACTTCCCGACCTTGCGCCTGTTAACCACATATACGCGATAATTTGCCAAAAGTAAATTGGGTTTAATTTTCGTTTAAATGTTTGATAAAAAGTTCTTACACTCCAGGATGATTTAATGTCTGGTAATCGGGTAGCGGTATGAATGCTTTCGCCCTCAAAAATATCTGGCGTTCCTTTAATGAATAGATTATTTAAGTGAGTTTCATTCTTTTTAAAGAACTGTTTTTTAACCCTTGAATAAAGCGTAATCGAATCATCCTCAACTAAGCATCCCTTTTTTACGTAACGATTTTCAATATCTCCTTTCCTGCCTGTGGTTAGAAAGATGTAAACATCCATTAGGTGCGTTTTTGCTCCATCTGAAAGCGTTACTTTATCTTTTACCTTACTTAGTTCGGATTCTAAATTTTGAGCGTTTAAATAAGCTTCTTTTTTCTTTTCCCAGTTTTTAGAAACAGTAACTCCATCTTTCAAAAACTTAGCCATTGTATTTAGTTCTTCGCTGATCTTATTTAAACTATTTACCGAATCCTGCCATTTGTCAAGGTTTGATTTTTCTTTGCCTTCAGCAAGCAAATATCCAAGGCTACTTGCCCTGAATAAATGCTTATCAAAAATATTATTTAAGTTCATCTTTCTTTTGGTTAAATAAATCAAGTAATTCTGGCTGAACATCTTTTTCAATTTTAGCTAAATCAGCCTTTGAAGTTGCGTCGTTAATTAAAGCTGACATTCTCTCTATTTCTATTTGTTCTGAAGTTTTAGCTACAGGTTCATCTTTTTTGCCTTTAAATGCCGTATCAACATTGGTATCTCCGTCTTTAATAGCTTGGCCGATACCGATTAAGACAACCAAATCATCTGGCGTAATGTGGTCAACTGCTGCTTTTCCAATAGCAGATAAAACTTCTTTTTCTGTTAATGTGTAGGTTGACATTAAGCCGTCCATTACTTGTTTTCTTCGCTTCAATAGCTTTGTGGCGTCTGATATATCGCCCGTAATGGTTTGTTTTGCCGAATTATAAACCTTGTCAGTAATGGCTTTAGGAATTACTGATAAAATTGCATTACGAAGCGCAATCGAATTTCCCGCATTACCCGTTACGACAATCATATCATCGTTCATCCTGCCAGAACGTGTCATGATTGAGCGTTTAACCTCTACCTTAATAGCTACATTGTTTTCTAAATCAAAAGCCACCGCCTGACTTGTTACGTGCTTATCGCCAACCTCAATAACCTTTGCCTCAATCCTCATATTGCCCCAGCATTGAGCTAAGATCTTAGCTAAGTGAACGGATGGACCAGTAATTGATTTGCCTCCTCTCGGAACTGAATAAGTACAAGTTGAAGCGGTTTCCCTGTCGATTGTTGCTGTTACGATTGCATTCTCTAATGACCGCTTTAAGTTTCTTGGAAAAGCTTTAGCTGTTGATATTTGAACATCAACTTGTGCCTTTTCCTGTAAAAACGCAATATCATTTCCAGATATTTGCATTACTTCTAATTCTGTGTTTTCTGACATTTTTTATTTATTTAATTGTGATTTTAATTTGTTTCCAACATTTACCATTTCTGGCTTAATTACTTCTATTAAAGATTCGTTTAATGTTAATTTAAACTTTTTTCCGTCCTCAGTTTCGAAATCTAATTTAACCATAGCCTCGAACATATCTAAACAACGTCTTAGCCTTGTAAGATCGTTTTGCTGCGGTAAATTGTCTGCCATGATTATATTTTATTTAACTGTTCGTCGATACTTGAATTTATATACTGCGTTTTGCAATCAAGAAGCTCGCATTTAGCGAAATTAACCTTAGTGGCTAATTCCCAATCGCTGTTTGCCTGAGCTTCAATTTCTATATCTTCAAGCTCTTTGATTCGGTTATTAATGTATTCTATCATGGTTTTTTTATTTAAAACAGATTTTGCACTTCTTAGTTGGGCACTCATGTTTTAGTAGAAGATAACTTACTGTTAGATTACATTTTGTTTTTATTCCATCGGAAGTTAAATGATAAGCTCTACCTCTTGAATGCCTTTCGTAATTTGGCATTTTAGGATGGGTTCCTCTACAAACCGTATCCCCATTAAACCATTTAAGATTATTTTCCATAATATTTTTTAACAAAAAAGCCTTTCATAAAACCAGAATCTGCAACGTTTCCAATATTAATCCAGGCTGTTTAAATTTCTTAATCGCTGTTGCAGTAGCGTTATGTAAAATTACCGTTAAAGATTTGTAGGTTAAAGGTTTTAGTGTAAAAGGGTTGTTACAATGATAAATTAATCGTTAACAACTTTATGAAGTCTGTTAATTAAATCATCATTCAAATAAACAAGGCCTTTGTTCCAGTTAGGAATACCTTTTATGTTACATTGAATATATAAATCTTTACCCTCCCAGTTAGAAAAAGGCTTAACATCCCACATATACCAAAGCTGCTGAAATGTAGTTTTGTAAACATATAATGTGCGCTTTCTTTTCATATTACCCAAATTTTAAAATTAAAGCTATTGTTAAAATTAACAAAGCTATGTAAACTATCTTATCTACTTTTGTGTTTGGCTCCCAAAAAGACTTAGGACTTTGCCTGTCTGTTTTGTGTTCGTTGTTGGTTAGCATATCTTTTTAGCTAATAGTAATTTATACTGCCATATTTCATTTGGATTATCTAACATAGGCACATATTGAATACTTACAACTAAGTAGCCGTATTCACCTAAATCATTAAGGTTTTTTATAAAGTTAAATCCTCTCGAATTGAACCAAACTCTTTCTAAATACTCGTATTTCATAATATTTTAATTTTTTCGATTTGCGAAATGAACAGTCCAACAAGCAAGGATATTGCAAGGAGTTTTAGGAGGAATGTTTTCATTTTATATCCCCCGATTTTGTTGTGGTTTGGTATTTGCAATATGTTCCGTTTGGTTCATTGCGTTGTAGAAATCCTGAGTTACAGAAAGCCAATTTTCGTCTATGTAATCAGTTAAATCCTCTTCGTTTATATTATATTTATTAGAAACAAATTTATCTAGTTTAGATACTGGATATTTTCTAACACTAATACCTCTTACCGTTAAAAACTCTATTTCTCCATAGCCGTTTTCAACTGTGTTGTTAAAATTTATAATCATGTTTTTATTGGTTTAAGTATTGAACAATTCTCTCCATTGTATTAGGCTGAATGTCTTGCCATCCATCGGTGTAATCTCCGCAAACTTGTATTTTAGATATTTTATAGAAATCATTATAAACCCTAATCAAAGGGGTTTCATCGCAAAGATTTGTATCTAAAAAGTTGTAACCAGCATATCTATGATAAGAAAATGTTTTTTCAGCTTCTATAAATTCATTACTGATTGTTTTACCGATGTTAAACCAATCTTCTCTAGTAAATGTAAATACGTCTTTCATATTATCTTAATCTTTTAGATTTAATTTTTCTGCCTTTCATTCTGTCTGTTCTCGATACAAACACTGATTGCCAGATTGACTGACCTAAAACCTTTTGAAACGATTTCCTTATTCTAGGTTTGATTTGCTGAAGTGATTCGATTGTTGCCATTTTTGTTTGTTTTAAATGTGATGTAAAGTAACGGAGTATAATCTATATATGCAAATGTTTATAGAAAATATATGTAAAATAAATATTACAATAAATTATACTTGCATTCGATATAAAGTTGTATATTTGAATTATGAAAGAGACAAAAATTAAAGCTACCGAATTTATTGAGATAGCTAAAGAAATTAAAAGCAAGCGGCAAATGATGGGCGTTAAGGCTGTTGATTTTTGCGAACAAAACAATATTAATCAAGGCAATTACTCTAAAATAGAAAACGGTCTTGCTAATCCTGGGAAGTATTTAGTTGTAATTCGGGTAATGTTTAACAAGTGGAGAACAAATAAATTAAAAGAGTTAGAAAACCAAATTGAATTATTAAAATCAATAAAATGAAACAAACATTTAATCAGCGCCAAAACATCCTTAATGGCGAACGAAAAGTTAAGGAGCAAGCTAATTACGCCTTTCATGAATTGCTTTACTCATGCAGCGATATAGGCACGTATTTTAGCAAAAGAGAATTAAGATTTAACAGGGGTAAGCAAATTAATTAAAAACATTATGTGTAATTGCATTAAAGAAACAGAACAAAAAATTATTGGAAACTTAAAAGAAAGATTTCCAGAAAAAACTTTTAACGAAGAACTTAACGGATTTCAAGGAACTGGAATGCAAAATGTTGCTTTAAGTTTGGGCGAAAATGGCGGTTATAAAACTTACTCTGAATTTAAAATAGAGAGTTCGTTTGAAAAAGTTAACGGCACGCAAAGCCGACCTAAAAAAGAAACGGTAAACATATATCATTCATTTTGCCCTTTTTGCGGCATTAAAAAAGATTAATCCATGACTAAACTCCAAAGAGCCGAAATATTATTTTGGAAATGCAAAGGCAATACCAAACGATTAAACAAAATACTGATTATAATCAGAGCAGAAAGAGATAAATTGAAAACCAATTAAAATAAATACCATGGAATTAAAACACATTAAAGTAGGCGATGAATTTCTATTTGGTACTAATGAAGGAGAGTTATTTATAGGCTCGAGGCTTAACAATAAAGCGACTGTATATATTACAGAAAATGCATGGGTTACGGCGGTCCATTCAAGATAATTAAACAACATGAACAACTTAATTTTATTCATCATCGATCTATTTTACAGGCCTAATTACAGGCATTACGGTAAATGGATTTTTCCAGTTAAAAACAAGTAATTATGAATTTAGAAACATATTTAAAAGCAGAGAAAATAGTAAAAGAAAAAGAAGTCAAAGACGCTATTGAATTAATACCTAAAATTTTGATATTGTGTATTAAAAAATGACTAGATTTTTCTTTGAACAACAACTCTAAAGTTATTGATATTAGAAATTTGAATACTGGATTTTCTTTAACTGGATATTATAATGAAGATTTGGTAAACTATGAAGGAGATTATTGCAGCACAATAAAGAATATTCATCAAAAACTTAAAGAATTATAAAATATAAACAAAATGGCAAAACAAGGCAAAAAAGATAGCTTCATGACGAGTTATGAACAGCACGAATTACAAAGCATGGCTAAAAAATGGGGTGTAAAACACTGGTCATTTATAGCGGCCATTAAGGCTAAGTTAAAAACTAACGATCCGAACTTCATCGACGAGGCAATCTCTGAAATGAAAGCTAATGGCGATGATTTGGTAATCAGTCACGAGGAAATGTTTGGCGTTAAAGACTTGGAGGGGTAAGGGGTGAAAAACAAAGCTACTATCTTGAGCATGATAGCAATGAGCGGGCTTATCTTTTCTCAAAATTCAAATCAAGGTCGATTTTATGACCCAAAAGATTGGATTCCGAAAGAACCGCCAATGCCTAAAGGTTGTCAAAAATATACATTTTATGGAATAACGGTTGTTGCTTTAAATTCCAAGTCAGCCAAAAAGAAATGCGCAAGGCTTTTAAAAGAAGGTAAATAAAAAAACGCCAGGCAATCGCTTGGCGTTTTTTGCTTAAAATAAGTTCCGAGCCTATTTATGCGTTTATATCCCAATCATCCGTAACATCTACCCATTGCTTTTTTAACAAAGCCTGAATAATTATCTCAACAATTTTGGATAAGAACAATTTAATTATTGTTCCAAAAAATCCTTTAGCCTCTGATTTTAAAGAATCCTTTAAATCATCTGTAAGTAAATCAATTTTACGTCTGCGCATTCTGATTATCTATTAAATAAAATTAACATTGTATAAAATAGGAGTATCGCAACAAAGCAAAGTCCTATGAATTTTTTAGCATCCATTAAGCAAATATAAGGCATAAAGAAACTACAGTAAACAAGAATACTGCAACAATTAAGATACCTTGTATATTTAAGCGTTTCATTTCTTTGTAGGCTCAATTGTTTTAGCGACTTTTTCAACCTTGCTATTTGTATCGTAATAAGTCGTTACAGATGGACTTCCGATTAGGTTAAGGTTCTTCAGCATATAAGAAACGAAAGCAATAATAGCAACGTTTAAAATGCTTTTCCAGTTAACTGTTAATTCCTCAGCCTGTAAAGATTGAAGTATAATTGTAAATACTGGAGATATCGCAGCTAATACACCGCCCTTTAATAAATCTTGCCAATTCCATGAAAGATTTTTGTTTACTACTATTTTATTTGCCATTATATCGTTTTTTAAAATCAAATATGAAGCCATTTTGATCTAACCATTTACCCATTTTAGTTTTTTTGTTAACCAAATCTATTTGGCCTTTAGAATCAATAAATAATTCTTTTGACAATTCCATTATGATAAGAATAATTTAGCCTCTCTCGCCCTACGCAAAGTTAAGCCTTTTAATTCAACCTTTTTACCTTTAATAGTTCCCTTGTTCCAAACACCAAACCAATACTCAATCGTTGCCTTGTCTTTTATGCCAGCATTTATTTTTTTGAATAAAGTTGATGAAGTTCCGCCTGGACCTACATTGTAAATGAACGATGTAAGCGCATCAAATTGATTTTGCGTAACATTTACTTTTAATCCAGATTTAACGGCAGGAACGTAACGAGATTGTAGTTTATGATTAAGCAGCTCGGTTGCTCTTGCTTCGGCAATTGGTTTATCTGTCATTTTAACAGCTACACCGTTTTCGTAAACAGTTGATCCATATCCAATGGTAGCAACTCCAACCGAATCTAAATACGGTTTGCTCATAAACTTTTCTTCATTCTTAATGAAGTTAATGCCGTTTGTCGAAATGTTCATTTAATAAAGTTAAACAAAACTATCGTAAAAGCAAAAAAGCGCAAATCAAATCAATGACCGCGCTTTAAAGACTAAGAAACTCGACTAACCTAGTCAAAAAGACTTTTCTGTTTTCCGCACTCACTAATAGGGGTATAGCTTATTTCAAGCCATTTTAGTATATCGCCAAGACCGCATTTATTTATTATAATGTCATGAAACTTAGGGTGGCTTATGGCTAATCTTTGAATTCTATTATTATCTGTTTTGCTTTCAAGATGAAGGCCAAACATACAAAATGTACATCCAGTTCTTGTTTCCGCTTTTAGACTTTCAGTTTTTACAGTCCCATCTAATTGAACTACCTCAACGACACGGTCATAGTAAACAGACGCAAACTTTATTTTCCATCTATACGCATATTCCCACGTATCGATATCTTTAAATATTGAATATGGTCTGCTTTTTTCTTTACCTTCTTCGAATGAGTTGCATCCTGTTTTTTGATATGAAGTCGCTCGGCTATCTCCCTCTGATGTAGTTGTAAAAGTTATTGGCTTCCTTCCCGTTTCTTTTTCATACCTTTTAAATGGCTCTTTTTTAAGTATATCACAACACTTGTCAGAAACATTAAAAGGCGCGTCTAATAGCTTAACCCATTTTGCAGAAAGTTTAGATCCAGATGGGGCCTTTGAGCCGTCTTTTTTTATACCGTTTAAATAGAGGTTTTTAGTTGCCTCATTGCTTGATGATGGATTTAAAATATAACCTTTTAGTCTTGTAACCATCATGGCTATTTTTTTACTTCCAACAGCGACTCCTATCTCAGATATTACGCGAGTGAACCCCATTTTTGGTTTTATTTTAACTACGTCATCGAAATTATTTACATGATCAACAATTTCTGGAAATTCTAATCCTGTATTCGAAAATAACCTTGGGGGTTTTGGGTAAGAAACAACCTTGTCCCATCTCGGTGTCAGGTGCTTGAAAGTTCCATCATGTATTTTATCTATTATGTCAGAACCTATCTGGCTATCTTTACCTCCCGAAAAAGATTGATAACAATTCCCTTTAGTGTGAATCATGAATTGAGAATAGATTTTGCAAAACCATTCAATTTTCATGTCTAAAGACCACGCTAAACGTAGTTGTAATTCTTGTGGAGAAACTTTCATTTTGTCGAGTTTTAAATGAATTCAAATATAACTATTTAAGCAGATTAAATACGTAACAAATTCGATATAAACAGAAAACCCGACTACATCCATAATCGGGTTTATCCAAACAAATAAATTATCTATCCTCTAGAATAGATAATAAAGCTTTTAAAAAGCGATTCTATCTCTCGACAGTATCGCTCACCTTACAAATTTACGCCAATCCCTCAATTGCGTGTTTTAAATATTTTTAATGTGACAAATTGCTTAATGTTCCTTGCGACTGAGCGTAAACTAATAACGCTATTACAGATGCTAAAAATACTATTAGTGCAGTTGCCACTTTCTGATTATAATTTAATGTTTTCATTTTCTTTTCGTTTGTTGAATCAAATGTATGAAGAAATATAATAGGTTGTATGTAACGATTTTGATACAATCCTAATTTCTGCTAAACCATCTTTCAAACATTCCTATTCTATCATCCACAAGCATAGCAATAGCAAGCCATAAGAACGGTGACAATTGGATTAATAAAGCTGGCCTATCAAATATCTTATTGTGCATGAAACTACCTAACATCAAAGCTATGATTGGCAAAAGTATTATTATAAAAAAAGTATATTTTAAATAGTATTTATTTTTCCAAAGCCATTTAATGTATTTATCGTCTTTCTGGAAAATCCAACGCCTCAGGCAATAACTTATTGAATAAGGCATTTTACACAAAAACAAAAATGCATAAAGCCAGATGCCTATCATTACTATTATACATAAAATGTTCGCTAGTAAAGTCATTATTTTACACCTCCCTTATCTCGTTTTGCTAATAATGTATCCCAAAGTAAATTAAGATAAGTAGGTAATCCGATTATAAATACCTTCTCGCCTACCTTTACCAAATAGAATGCCATAAAGCTAACAATACCTAAATATATCTGAATTGGAACCCATGAAAATTTAGATTCATAAATGAAATATGAAAAGTAAGAAATTGTAATAGACAATATCGAATGAACAATAGCTTTCTTTTTAGTTAAGCTTCCATTACTGTATTCCATAATAAGCCTTACGCAAAGCCCGAATACAACCGAGATTGCAACACCTAAGTTATATAAAACACCATGCCCCATTGAAAGAGCATCGAATAAAATGTTTAGTATTATGTAGTTTATCACAATCTTTACCCAGCTAAATGTCATTTTAGTAATCTCCGTTATTATCAGATTTAAATAAAGCATAGAATACATATCCGAGGGTAAAACTGTTGAGCGCAATTAGATACACAACGGGATAAGGCATTAATGCAATTGGCGTTAAAGTACGCATTATTATTGTGCCTATAAAATTTACTACACCAATCTTAAACAATAATCGTTCCTTTCTATTTTTGGTGATGGTATAAGCGAAATAAATTAGATATATGGAATACGAACCCATAAGACCCGAAATAAAAGCCTCTCTTGGAAATCTCGATACAAACCAGCCCATTATACCGCTTAAAACAAACCAGGAATAGACAAAGCAAAAAGCCCCGATAAACGAGGCGATTTGAAAACTTCTGTTATACACTTGGAATCCAATTGCACTTTTCGTCGTAATCGCCAGCTTCGCCATGATGCGGATCGTCTGGATTAGATTTGTCGCAAGGTGTTCCTGTTGGCGGAACTTGTTCCTGTTTGTTTTCTGAAATCCCTTTAGAGCCTAAGCCTTTTTTGCTGTTTACTTTTTCTCTGTCTTTTTTCATTTTAATTCGCTCCTATTCCGTTATGTTTACTTGTTAAATTATCATTTACTGCATCAGATACTTTGTCGAAATATAAGTTCTGACCAGATATTATTAACGTAGTTTTCTTATCATCGTATTGACCGAAAACCATTTTATTTCCAGATATTACTTTGTAATCTCTTGTTGGCCTTCCGCCCTCTTGGCCTACTAAAGTCGCTCCTAAGTTGTTGTAATATTCTACTTTACCGTAAGTATTATATAAAGTTAGTAATTCCCCAGCCCAATCAGTTGTTTTATTTAGGTTTAAGGCGGTGTTATTATACACTTTTGCATCAGCTGGTTCTGCACCTCTTTCAATAAAGTCAGGCGAAAATTGCAGTTCAATCAACCCGTATTTATCGCCATCTAAACCGATGTTGTTATATACTTCAACCGTTCTTCTCTCTCCAATACTATGGGGCCAAATACGAGCTAAATACCCCTGATAATTTGATGCTTTGTTATTGTGGAGCTTACCCGTTGCTTTAAGGTAAAACATCCCATTATCTTCGTTATTTTGCTTGTTAATGTTTTCAAACGTGTTCCCGAAAATATCGAAGTCAAAACCATTACCTAAGTAAACCATGAACTTAGAGCCGAGGTTGTTCTTAACTACGTTATTCGAGAAAACAAAACCTTTTAAAACCCCGTCATGCACACCCTTCGATCTTACATTTCCGTCTGAATGGAAAGGCGAACCGCCACCATCAAAAGTAAATCCATCAATTTTTAAACGATCAATGTAAGTTCCTGCCGAACCATTGTAAACTACCTTGTCTGAATTATAACAATTAATTTGGTAAGCATTTACGTTTTTAAATGAGGCATTACGGTATGAAACGTTGATGCTTTTACCCGCGATTGTTAAAGCCGAATTGTTTAAATCCTGTATTACAACACCCGTTAAATCGAAATCGACGTTTGTTAAATTTTCGTGGTACGCGCCCTGCTTGTAAATGCCTGGGATAACTTTATATTTTTTATCCGATACATTCGAAAGGTTCGCATACTCGATGTAAGTAATCGTTTTAAAATCCGAAATAGGAGGCTTAATATCGCCTTTAGCTTTTAAATAAGCAGCTTTACGAATAGCAACTGTATTACTGCCAACTAAGGTAATTACAACACCATCAGAATAAGTTATTACATGAGTTGTTTTGCTTACCGTAGAACTTATAGGAGGTATTGTTTCTGGTAATAATATTAGTTTTTTCATTAGAACTTAATAATTAAGTAATCAATAGTAATGTTATTGGTTCCTAAAATAGGAACGCTGGCAAAATTTACCGTAAAAGACGTTGAAGTAATGTTGCTTACCCATGATGGAACCGCAGCATTTGACGACCTCGCCTGTATGTAAATCTGATTTGGAGCAAAAGAAAGCCCGTGATTAACTACATAAGCTGTTTGCAGAACTGCTGCGCTAAAAGTTACATTACCTTTAATTGTGTTTGAATTTGGCATTTTAAGCCATCTTCCAGTTGTTACGCTCGCTACTTTGATAACGGAAAGCCCATCATCTGTAGCTGTGCTTAAATCATCCCACATATATATGCCGCCGTTGCCGTCATTTATGGCATTCAAACCCTGCAATAATACCTGAGTATTTGAACTTCCGCTTTGTGACCTCAAATCTGATATAGTGCCAAAAGATTTAGATGCAACTGGCGTTAATTGCGCTTTAGCAAAAGCACTTACAAATAGTAATAAGATTAATAATTTTTTCATGGCTATTTAATTGAAACTGAATAAGCTAAATTATTTGTACCCGAAGCAGGAGCAACGGAATATACAACATTTACGTTTGTAGCATCGAGAGTTACATAAATCAATCCTGCAGCCGCGGCATTGTTTGGTGTTACGATCACACTATTTACGGATGTAACGCCAGAAACTCCATGAGCAAAGCTGATTGTTGTTGCTGCGCCTGTTCCGCTTCCTGTTGCCGTAAATTGTTTACCTACAAAAGCAGTTGTTGCTATTTGCGTGGTACTCGTTTTAGCAGTTGCCGTCGGTGCTGCTGGCGTGCCTGTAAAAGTCGGACTTGCTTTAGTTGCGTAATATGTGTTGGTCCATGCTGTTGTTGGAATTTGCGTTGTGTTTATGTTGCTTCCTGGAGTTGGCGCTACTGGCGTTCCCGTCATTGTTGGCGATGCAACAGGTAAAAAGTCGGTGTTGGAAACTGCATTAACTACATTTTTAGAAGCGTCTAGTTTGAGTAGTGTAGAAGCTGTTAAAGGAGATAAGTTTAGCGAACTTTGAATAACTACATTATTAGATGCGTTCACTGAAAGCCCAGCATTAGGAGCTGTATTATTGCCATAAAAACGAATGCCGTTACTTAGCGTCAAGGCTTGAAAGTATAAAGCATTGTCGTAAATTCCATATTCTCCTGTTCCTGATGTTGATGTAAAGGCGTTGTAATTATCCGATGTGGTTGAAATGAACTTTGAAACGTAATTAACATCTAAAGCCCCGCCAACTGCTATTCTATTCGATGCTGATAATCCTCCAACTGTAGCGTTCTGAGTTGAGGTATTTCCAGTTGTTAAAACTTGGTCTAAAGTTTGGCTTGAGCCCGTTACAATTAAATCGCCACTACCCAAAACAGAAGCCCCGTTTATTGTTTTAATATTTGTTCCGCTTACTAAAGTGTTTTGCTTTGCGTTTAAAGCAGTTTGTGTTTGCGCTAAACTTCTACTATTAGCTACTGTACGATAAATAGTCGTGTCAGGAGCAGAACCGCCAACCGTACTTAATATGCCACTTCCATCTATCGAAAGTCCTGTGCCAACTCTAAAAGCTCCTAAAAGAGAAGCGGATGCGATGGGTAAAGCTGTTGGTTTTATGGTAGAAACGCCCGAAGCAAAAACCTCTAGCCTTGCTATAGGCGTATCATCAGCTGATGAAGTTGGAACTAATATTCCGTTAGGCTTAACATTTAATTTGTTTCCTGCTTTAGGTACGTATTGAGCGTATGCGGAATAAGAAACAAAAAAAGAAAGTATTATGAGTATTTTTTTCATGATTATTTGATTATGTATTGACAAATGAAGTAGAATGTATTAGCCCCCGTAGTTGAGCCGCTAAAAAAAGATAAGTCTATTCTGTCCGAAGTTGAATTTGCTATTGTTACTAATTGTTGCTGTCCGTATGAATTTAAAGCTGTAAGTGTTCCCGTAACATCGTCATTCAGCGTGAAATTGGATGGAATAGGCAATGCAACCCCAACGACAGTATTAGTACTTGCGGCCGTCACGTTTATAGTTACATTTCCTGATACCGTCACTATATTACCTACCCTGCTATATTTCGCGCCCGATATACTAGGGCTAGTATTATTTGCTGCGGCCGTTAAAGACGGGGTGTAGGGTCCACTAGCTAAATTTGAGGCCGAAATATCGCCGTTAATACCTACATTTCCCGTAGCGCTTATACCGCCCGTTACTTGGAGTTTGTACGCTCCGTTATCGGTTGTAGAGCCTATTAACACATTACCTCCCAGGGGATTTAACATAAAGGAATACGCTGTCGCTGTGCCATCTATCCTTGCTTGCTGTAAATATCCCATTCCATTACCAATAACCCCAAATTGAGTACCGTAAGCATTACCATTATTACCTAAAAACAACTTATAATTGCCCGCCCCTAAAGAGGGTAATACGTTATCTGCAGACCCTATAACCATGTTGTTTGTAATAACATTTCCTGCGGTGGTAACTTGTTGAAGATTAGGTATCGGCAAATCATTTGTAAATTGACTTAACGCTGTTGGTCTTGATGTTACCCCTGTCCAAGGAACAGAACTAGCACTCGCAGCATTACCCGAAGTATTTGATGTAATTGTGCTATTTAGCGTTAAAATTGGAGTTGTTGTTCCTGTCGCTACGCTTATATTTGCATTCGAACTTGTAACAGATGTAACAGTGCCTGAATTTGATGTGTATCCATTTGGGTTTGATGCAGGGTAATAACTCGTGTTGTCATAGCTTACTGTAGTCCCTGATGCTTTAACAAATCCAGTCCCATTAATTTGATTTTGTTTTGTATCTAATTCTGTTTTTCTTACAACATCAGTAGGGTTTGTTGGCGCAATTGACACCGTTGCCTTACCGCTCACTTGAAGCGAAGCCCCATTGTCGGTTTCGGTATTAATCAATAGATTTCCACCTTTAGGATTTATTAAATAAGGGTATGCTGTAGCGGTTCCGTCTGTTCTTGCTTGTTGTAAAAAACCCCATCCAGTTCCCAGAACACCTAACTGAGTACCGTAATTGCCGCCTGAATCTATAAGGTATAAACTGTTTTGTCCAGAACCCAAAGTTGGTATGGTAGTGTTTGTTTTTTGTACTAAAATACTGTTTTGACTTATGTTACCAGATGTAGTTATTTGTTGTAAAGTTGGAATAGGCAAGTCGTTAGTAAACTGACTTAATGCGGTGGGTTTGCCCGTCACTCCCGCCCAAGGAACGGCAGAAGCTGTGGCTGCATTCCCTGTGGTATTCGAGGTTATAGTTGTATTTAATGTCAAAACAGGTGTTGAGCCTCCTGTAGCAACAGATATGTTCGCGTTTGCACTAGTAACATTTGTTACTGTTCCTGAATTAGACGTATAGCCATTTGGATTTGTTAAGGGATAGTAAGTAGAAGCAGCATTTGAGCTTAATAGATAAGGCGCTAAATCCGCAATTGAACCACTACCATTTCTTTTGACAATCTGATTTGCACCAGTTCCACTATTTAATGTCAATACAGGCGTTGTAGTTGAATTAGTAACACTTATATCCCCATTAGCACTAGTAACGCTCGTCACGTTGCCTGATGTAACAGTACTGCCTCCTGAAATAACTACTACAAAGTTTCTACTTCCCGTTTCGGGTGCTACATCAAACTTATAAGTAACACCATTATCATCTGAATACCAATTGGTAAATACTTGTCTGTCGCCTGTCGATGATAGTTCAATTAAGCTCAAATCTGTAGGGCTTACGCCGTATGTTGCCGAATATGTAGCCCAAGTAATTGGTATAACAGTTGCTCCCGATGCCAAAGTAACCGGAACCCTTAAAGCTGAACTTCCTGCGCCACCTCCTGTTGCATAATTAGGAATGTTTAAAGTATTCCCAATTAAGCTCGCTGTTCCGCTTGTTCCTAATGTTGTTAAAACTAATTGATTTTGTTTTGAGTTAAAAGTATTCCAGTCTGATCCGCTTAACGCTCCTGTAACGCCGCTTGACGATAAACTTAATGATAATGCTTGACCAACTAAAGAAAGTCCATTAGCCGTTCCTATTGTAACTGCACTATGTCTTGCTGCTGTATTAGCTGTTACATCTGTATTAGCGCTTACCCTACCTTGAGTGAAGTATAAATTAGTACCCTCTGCTAAACCTGTGGTTGTTTTTCCTGCAAATTTAGTGTCGAATAAAGGGTCTGTCTCGGTATAGCTTGTTAAGAAACCACTAGGATTGCCTGTTAAAGGATAGTATAAAGCATCGTTCTGTGTTTTTGTTCTATAATTTGCAGATACACCAGTCCATATAGGATCTGTTTCAGTTGTAATAAATGCAGGAACGCCCGTAATTTTTGAATAAGCTAAAGTGTTTATCCATGTTGGATTGTTGTAAGTTGATGCAAGTAAGGGGTAAAATGCATTGTAATCGGCTGATAGGGCAACTACATCGCCTGTACGACCAAATACGCTACTTACCGCACCGCTACCGCCTCCGCTAAATTGAGAACGAGGAACCTTTTTAAAAACTCCATTATCAATAGTAACTACACTATCAGTAGTCGAGCCTAAAGCCAAAAAAGGGAACTGAACATTAGAACCCCTTAAAACTATTTTACCTGTATTTGAATTTCCAATTCGTATATCGGCATAGTTAAGTTGGTATTGAGCCGAAGCAAAGCCGCTTATTGCGAGTAAAAATATGGTTATTAATCTTTTCATTATATGAATATTATTTTTATCGTATCAGTTGGCGCAACTCCAAATCCGCCCATTATCATACCGTTTTCATCGTAACTTATAGCCTGTAATCCAGCATATCCATTTATGTAAACTGTATAATTTGCATTTGCTGGTATTCCTGTTTCTAAACTCAAATCTAAATTTCCCGAACCATCAACATCAGAACCTAACTTGTTTATGATTTTTTTAGTCAAACCGCCAGCTAGTCCGATTTGATACATTACTTCTCCCAAATCTGGAATATCTCGAGGGTCAGTAAAATTGTTGGGGTTTTTATATCTTAAAAGGCTATTAACAGATATGAAATTAGTTAAAACTCCGCTTATCCATTCAACAATTAATCCTCTAAGTCGTTTGTCTCTATTTGGCATGATTAAGCTATTTTAACAACCCAAACAGAAACAATACTATTTGGTCTTACATCAAAGTTTGCGCCATCCCCTAAGTTTGCAGATTTACCCAAAGTAGCGGCTCCTGTACCCTTTCTTAGTTCGTAAGCAAAAGCACCGTTATTACTTCCTGCTCTTGCTACTGGATTATTTGCATCTGGAATATCGCCAGGACTTGAATTCACGGTAACGGATAAAGTTGCTATGCCCTCGGCTGGTAATGCTGCTTTTGGTATAAGCTTTGCGTTTGCGCCTACACTAGTTCCGATATCATTTGAATCTACTCTATCCCATCCTATAGGATAAGCATTACTCATATCAACACGCCCATTGGTTCCCGAAACTGCCCATCCTCTCCAATCTCTATTTGAATCGCCTAAGCCTGTAGTTTGGTCGAAATCTAAAGCAAAATCTCCTGGATTAACTTCTTCATAAAGCATTTTCGCCCCAATGCCAACGGGAGGCGGTACATTTCCTCCGCCAATAGGCACGGGTATTTCATTTAATTGCTTCCAAACTAAATACAGTTCATCAGCATTTATTCCTGTTCCGCTAAAATAAACAGGCGTTGCGTTTCTGAATACATATTGAACCTCAAAAGAATTTTCCTGACTGTCTACGATGAATTGACCTATCTCGTTACCGTTTGGCGTAATGCCAATATTTAAAACATAATCAGCACCCGTTTTTAAGATTGCTACATACTCTAAAACAGACGCGAGCTTAAATAGGCCATTAACAGTTAACGGAGCTATTACACCTAAATATTGGTTTGTCTTTTGCACGGGCGTAAATGTTGTTCCAGATTGACCTGGCTGTGTTGTATATTTTGTAAAATTGTTTTCAGATGGATGAATTACAATTTTTCCACCAATATAGTTATTATCTGGGTTTTTTTCGTACTCAAATTGTTCTTCAGCTGGCACCTGGTAATAAATACCATCATACGAAACCTGATCGCATTGCTGAATATGTACTACCTTATCTAATATCCAATTAGGTACGCCTACTTCAAAGCCTACATAAAAGTTATGCTTTCTAAACGCTACAGATGATAATTGAGTTAAGTTATGAACTTGATCTGCATAAACAGCCCTTTCGTTTTCTGTAGTTTCGTATTCCACCCATGATTCAACACGAAATTGAAATTCAATACCCGTATCAAAAACAACATCGTAGTTATTTTCTTTGTTTTTGTACTTTAATAAGGTTGTGTAATCCTGCTGATCTTCGATGCTTAATGTTTCAGTTGTAAAAACATCAAACTGCGCCACGTATGCGCCCGAAACAAATCCAGCTAAAGAATAAATTATCTCATAAATCTTTAAATCTGGATTTCCTGCAATAACTAAAGGGTTTAATTGCCACGGAATAGATAAATAAAGCAAATTACTTTCATTGTAAAACTCTAAATCTGGCGGTACACTAGGAGAAGTTGAGCTATCAACTATTAATTGAAGCGTTAAAGTGTCGCTTTTTTTAAGCTTTTGAGCGTAACATTTGCCTGTTTGATAATCTAAAAGTTGATTCCGATAGTAGTTGCCATCAAAACCGCTGTTAAGATTTGATGTGTCAATAAATCTTAGCGTATTTAATATTGCTGGCGTTCCTATCATTTCTTCAAATATAGTTAAATTGTTGTGTTTTAAAAATTAAGGCACCCAAACTTCTGGTGTTAATAACAAAGTAAATTCCCTTTCTGTATTCTTTGCTAAATCAATTCCTGCATCTTCAATATATCCTTTATAATTTTGTCCGTTAAAATTAAATTCAATAAACCCAAATGGCGTATTGTCTACCATCTGCATCATATTTCTGTTTAATTGGCATGATATCGTTGCGATAATAGGTCTGAAATAATTTCCACCTAAATTAGAAACCAAAACGCTTTCTTTTTCAGCTACTCTAACAGGGTTTGAAATCATACCTCCTGTTGATATCGTGACAAGCTCTTTGTTCTTCTCTGCAGAAGCAAATTCAATGTATCTGCTATCTAATTTATAAAGCATCGAACGTAAATAAGGAGCCTGTCTCAGTAATGATTGTTTAGGGCTTAAATCTAAGTTATAAGAAGTTTGTCCAGCCTGTGCGGAACTCATCCCTGTTACCGATTGATAAGAACTGCCTAAAATTGGAATCCAGTTAACCCCGTCAAAAGTACAATTTACCGCAAAAACCGAATTATCAGAACTTGTATCGTCTGTTTTTTTGATGTAATTAACACGTATTTTTTCTATGCCGTATTGGTCCGCTCGAATTGGGCTTATCTTTGATTCTGGATTTTGAATCCTTGTAACTGGCATTTGCCATTCCTGTTTCGAGTTAAACTCAAATTGACCGTCTGTATCATCCGTATTCCCGTCATTGTAGCCAATTTCAAGCTTGTTAAAGATAAAATCAGTAGCTACGGTAAAATTACATTTATTAACATTCCCTACGTTAGCAATTGGCGTATTTCTATAAAAGAATGTAGCAAGCTCTAACCTTGCAATGTTATTCAAAACACCAAAGGCCGCATCGTTCCACGAAGAAACAGCATTAAAAAACTCTTTTAAAGTAATTTGAATAACTGCATCTGACTTCTCGCGTATTCCATTTCCCGAAGTAATTATTAAGCCGTTCCAATTCATTTTTAATAAATCAGATTGAGCCGAAATTTGGGGGTAAATTCTTTTTATAATTCTTTTATATAAATCCTCTACTCGAATACCTTTACAGTTTGACGGATCTGAAACCTGAGCATAAGAAACAACCAAGTCTCCATCGGTTACTGTAACTTTTAAATCAGATGGAATAACATCGGTTCGGATGAAAATAAAAAGTTTTCTATCTAAGGCTAAAGTTAAATTTATATCAAAAGGAATGCTGTATAAATAATGTTGACCTTGATTTAAAGATGGAGATTGAAAAATAGTTGATACAGTTGCCCCCGTACTATCCTTTAGCAAAATAGCGAAGTCGTTACCGTGGTCGGTTAATGGCGGCCTATAAGCATCAACTTTGATGACTCCTTTAATATTTATCGGAACGCCAGCAATCCTGTTTCCTTTCGCAAACCAATTGCCAGATGATGTAAAAATTGATTCATCGGTTATGTTTTCTTCCTGTGCAACATTTTGAAGTGTTACAAATCCAGAATTAGTATCATTAACCACCAAATCAATAGCTGGCATAAACCTATCAGATTCGCCCTCATTAACAAAAATACTATCTCCTTTTTCGTTAAAAGCAACGCCAGGTAAAATCATGTTTACAACATCGCTACCCGTTAACGCATATTCAAATTTTGTATCTTCCTTAGCTTTTATTTCCTTGCTTACACCGCCCTCCATTAATATTAATGCTATTCGGGTGCCATCATCATCGTATTGGCTAAAATCCAATTCAGATTTAAAAATAGTTTCGTATGTAAATGTTTGGCGTTTTAATTTCTTAACTTCAAAAATTACTTCAGCTTCATAAGCATATTTATCGAAAGCGTATTTACAAATATTGTATCCATCTAAAACGAAATTCATTGGAAGCGATAAAGTACGTATTAAGCCACGATAAAAAACGTCACGCTTAAAGCTACCAATTGTATCAGTATCCCATCCCTCGGGAGCAAAAACAAGCTTTGTCTCTAATCCATCAATGGTTAAATAATATTCAAAATCGTTTTGAGGTAGTAATAACATTAGCTAAAATTACGATTAATATGGTTTTTTACTCTTGCCATTTTAGTATTATTTGCAAACCATCCGTTTTTAGTGACAATTGTACTATGTACGGATTGATCGCCAAAGGCTTTAGTTAACTTTTTACCTAGCTTATCGTTGCTTTCTATGAGTTTTGACATATCCACCGACTGACCACCAACATATTGTATTTGATCAGGCTTTGCCATCATTCTGACTAATTCATGATTAGGAATAATTTTGGTGCCAGCTTTTGCATAACTTAAATTTGCTTGTGAGGCTGTTAATTCTTGTGAACCATCTGGATTTATTCTTAATTCCGTTCCTGCTTCTCCTGTTATAATTTGCCCATCACGCTTAACGGTTCCGCCTTTCTCAAATTGAGGTATTGGAGTAGCTAAAGCTGTAGCCAATGATAAAGCACCCAAAGCCGTAATTAAGGGGCTAAACACAAATCCCAATAAACCAGCCTGGCCAATAACTTTAACTTGTGCTAAAGCAGTTTGAATAATGATCTGAGCTATTGCTTGCGCTTTATCTGCTTTAGCCTGTTTTATTTTTTGTTGCCTAATCTTTTCATCGATTACAGTTTGTTGAGCATCAGCGCGAGCGTTTATAATAGCAATCTGATCGGCTTTTTGTTGCTCGGTTAAAACAGAATCGTTAACGTTTTCAATATCCTGTTGTTTCTTTTTATTTAAAGCTGCAGATTCATCAGCTAGGGCATTTAATCTGCGTGTATAAATTCCATCAATTAAAGCCTTTCCAAATTCCAATGATTTAGCAGTTAATTGCTTTATTGCATCAAGTTCTTTTTCAGCGGCCTTAGCTGAATCTTCACGTGCTTTAATCTTAGCATCAACTTCTATTTTTGAATACTTAATTCTTAATTCGGCTTGCTTTTTTAAATTGGCAGTATATTCATCTTCAGAACCAATGCCATTAAATAAATCCTGTCTTTGAATCTCTAAAATAGCATCTAAAGTATCTAATTGAAGTTTAATTGCATCCATTGATGCTTTTTTATCCAATTGATAGATTTTAGCATCGTATTCCTCTTTGCTTATGATTCCATCAGCGTACTGAGAATCTAAAGCCAAAGCAACAGCAGAACGTTTCTGCTCGTTTATTTCCAGTTCATTACTATTCGACTGTTGTAAAACTCTTATTCGTTCCTGTTCATCTTTTGTGAACTGATCTAAAATAGCTTTGTTTGCATCGTCGTTTATTTTTTTCTCATACGCTTTATAATCAATTAAAGCTTTTGAGCGTTCGCCTTCTTTGTTTTTATACAACTGATTTGAAGCAGACAAAAAGCTTTCTAAAGCACCTAAACGCTCTTGAAAACTTGCCTTATCATTATTGATTATCTCGATTGAATCTTTTATGGCGGACTCGATAGGGTTCTCTATTTTGTCTTTTTTTGATGCTGTTTTTTTTGTTTCCTTAGGTAGTAAGGCTTTTAGTTTAAGCAGCTCTTGATTAATTTTTCTTATTTCATTAGCTGCATCAGAGCCTTTTATTTTGCTAATAGAACCTAAAGCTCCCGTATAAGCTGATATTTTTTTTACAGTAGATTCCTTAAATGTCAGAGTAGTGTTATCGTCGACCTTTTTAAGATTTTCAGCTAAAACACGTAAAGCTTCTGCAAGCCCTTTTGTCTTTTTTTCTTGGCTTTCCTGAACTCCTAGCAAAGAGGTAACAGACTGCCTTTCGGTTATCTCATCGGTTATAAGTTTTTCTACCTTAAGATTTTCGTTAGTAAGTGTTGTTTTTGTTTTTTGAGCAGAGTTTATTGTGTTTTGAACATCAAGCAATTGTTTTCTTTTTTCCAAAGCGATTAAATCGTCAGGATTTTGAGATGCATTTCCGCCATTTAATGTAGATGTTAATCTAAGTTTTTCATCATCAGCATCTCTTCTTGATTTTTCTTTTGCCACTTCTGAGGCTATTTCTTGTATTAATTTTTTTTCTTGAATTTTAGCTTTGTTGTATTTTAGTTGTTGTTCTACTATTTTTTTTGTGTTTTCTGTTATTATTTCAACTCCCGCCGCTGCTCTAGCTACTAGTAAAATATCACTTGCAAGTTGCTTGTAACCAGAGCTTGCTTGACCTAGTAATATTTGTTCTTGAGTAAAGTTAGAGAACGTCTTAGGATACTGTTCTTGCAAAGCTTTCGCTGCTCTAATTCGCTCATCTGTTGGTATTTTTAAATTTTGCGTAGCCTCATAAAGCAACTTTAATGATTCGGTTTCTTTCACTGCGTTTTGCTGTCCTTTCAGGGCGATTTTATCTATGCCGCTTAAGGTATCTATGTATTCTGCACCCTCTTTATTCAGATCCTTAGTAGCTTTAGCCGATCTTTGCGCCCAAAGTTGATACGCAGTAAACCCAGAAACAATTAAAGATATACCTAAGCTTAAAAGATTTATAGGGCTTAGTAAATTGCTTAATGCACCTTTTAATATTGAAGAATTAGAAACTGATTTTCCTTCGGCAGCAGCAGCGTCTTTTACCGCTTTTGAATAATTTTTAAAATTTTCAGTTAATTGAGTAATGTTATTACCTATGCCAATTAAACCAAATGGTGCATCTTGTATTATTCTTGTAAATTCCTGAGAAACTCCGTTTGCATTGCCTATTGCATTAGTGTAGTTTCCTACGTTTCTGCCAGCTTTTCCTAAAGATTTCTCTAAAGTTAGGACTTGGTTATTTAAAAGAGGTAAAGTTTTGGATAATCTCTGACCAAAAGGAGAGTTTCTTTCTTGTTCACTAAGCTTTGCGTATGCGTTTTGAAGCCTTGTGAGTGCCGCCGCTCTTTGATCTAAACTTCCTTTTGCTGCGTTTATTTCTTTTGCTTGATTTCTTATTTCTCCGTTGCTTTTTGCTATAGCTTGAGAAACTTTAGCCTCCTCTAAAGAGATTTCTTTTGACTTAGCTATTTGAGCATCTTGCTCCTTTTGTCTTTTTTGTGATTGAGCCGCTTGAAACGCCGATAACCTTTCTTCTGCTAATTGCCTTGAAGCTGTTATTTTCGCTAATTGTTCCTGAGCTTTTGCCGCGTCAGCCGTATTCTTATTATAAGAAGCAAACCCCTTTGAATTTGCAATAGCATCGTTTAGGGCGGCTACAGATTTAATGTTATCCTGTAATGCTAAATTAGATTTTTCTAAGGCTTTAACTAAATCAACTTCTACTTGACTTATGGCCTTTGGGGAGACAATCTCGTTTATAGATTCTTCATTAGGCATTTTTAGGACTGTTAGCTAAATTAAACGCAGCAATATACGAAATATATTCTGCTGTGGTTATTACTTTTTTATCTATGTAATAACCTTGAAATTTAGATAACTGTCCAATTAAAATATCAAAGTCAGCTTCGGTTGCTTGTTTTGAATTATCAGATTGTAAATTTTCGTAGCTTTTTTGCGCATCGTTTCGCTCCAAAACTATTCGCTTCATGGATGATCTGGTTTTTTTAATATCATCATCGAGTGTGATATTTAGCCATTCATAATTGAAACCATACGATTTAAGCGTTTGAATTGTTTCAGCATAGTCTTTTACATCGCCAACGCTACTAACTGACTGTAGAAGCGATAAACATTGCTCAATAACCCAAATCTTACCGTTAAGTACGGTTAGTGTTTTCGTAATGCTAAAAACCGCCTTTCCATGCTTATCATTTGAAAGCTCGGAGTATTCGTTAAAGATGTTTTCCCAGATTGATTCTAAATCTGCTGATTTTAACCACGGCATTTTAGGTTCTGAATACAGCCAATTCTTATCATTCGTAACAACTACTTTAATGAAGTTGTATAGTGGGATATCAGAACACGAGGTAAATGTTTTTCGAAGTCTTATCATCTAAATTTTAATCCTGTAACTCTTGTTATGTATGCGAATAATTCGGGTTTAACGAATTGAACGGCATAAACTTTTTTATTTTCTTTAGTCAATCCGAATATTTCTTTGCCATCTCGTGCCTCTAATTTATCAGACTTTTCATCGACCGAACCAAATATTAAGCTATTCGTTTTGACTTGAACATAAAAACCATCTTGAAAATCGCCTGTATCGTAAAAATCTGGTCTACCAAATCCAGGTGATGAATTTAAAAAGTTCTTATATTCAGCGTAGGATTCAGATTGATAGTCTTTAAGAAACGAGCCGTCCGACTTTTGCCCTTTTAGCCTTAATTGATTTTGGTTAAGTTTAATAGCTTCAAATGCAGTCGATTTAAGCGATTCTTGAACAGCCAACGGCATATTCAAATACTTAACTCTACGTAGCATTTCGGGAATTGTCATGAAGTAAAGTTAACTATAATCTGGGTCAATATTTGACTGATTTAAAAATTCTACACGTCTCCTTATTTCGTCTTTAAATTCATCAGGCGTCATTGATAAAAAGTAATCCATTTCAATTTCTTCTTCTTGACCGTTTATTCCGATGTAAAAATTATTGTCTGACTTTCGTATTGTAACCGTCAAATCTTTGCTTTCGGGTTTAACATTTTCTTCTGTTGCAATGCAGGCTTTAAGAAAATCAATAAGAACAACTATTTCTTTTTTATCCAATTCCGCATATTCGCCCTCGAATAGACCGCCTATGTTTAATTCTAAGCCTTTATCTGATTTTTCAAATGTCATAGTATGACGGCAAGAGTTTTTTTTAAATTCTATTTTCATAATTCTTAAGTTTTAAATCGTAAATAGCTCTTTGAAATTTTAATTCCTGATCAATTTCTTTTTGCTTTTTTTTGAATTTCTTTAGGTTTATTTCTAAATAAATCAGGTTTGCGACATTTACTACGAATGCTACAGATGAAACGATAATTGAAATTACTTTTAAATCCATCCTTTTACTCCTTCAATTGATTTGATAATGTTTGAATTATTGTAATTAAAGTAAAAAATACCTTTTGCAACCTCGAAATACCAGACTTTAGAATTTCTGTTTATGCTATTTACAGAAAACATAATTACAGACATTGCGCCCCTCTTATCTAAGAGTTTTTCAGTTTTCTTAAACTCTATCTTAATCATTATCTGGCTTATTAAAATGTATGTCGTTTTTGTGGCTAACTTTATTTCCTAAAGCTACACATCCCATTATTATGAATAATGCTACAGAAGCCATAACCCCTATTATAGCAAAAAAGTAAATTACGTAAATCATATCTTTAGTTTTTAATTATAGTTTTCATTTGAATTGAAACAACCTTTATTGGTTCTTTTCTGCTTCCGTAATAGTAGGGCTTGGTTTTGTCTCCAGTAAACCCATAAGAAATAACCAAATTATCATTAGATATGCAAACTCCAGAATTATCCCAATAAGGCTTTGTTTCTTTAACCTTAACGCCATTTAAATAGAAAGCTTTCTTTTGGTAAGTCTTTGAGCATTCCCAAGACGAATAGGTAAATAGAGAATCGCAAACCGATGTTTTTAATTCTTTACCATCATACCAAGTAAATTGAATGCCTTTGATATAGTCTTTGTTTTGTTTGTTGAAATATTTTTTACCTGCAGATGTATTTACTAATGTTTTAATAATAGTATCTACTTTATCATTTTTATAAGTCCATTGCTCTCCGTAAGAAATCCATTGTGATTTATTGCTTTTCTTTTGAGAATATGCCGATAATGATAAAAGGCATAATAAAATTGTTGCTATTTTCTTCATACACCAAAAATAACAAAGCCTATACAAACTAATGCATAGGCTCGGTAATGTTGTTGTTACAATTACTTTTTTTCTTCCTTTTCTTTTTTAGGATTTGCTTCATCCCAAATTTTAGCTAAAGGTAAATGCTTTAGATGCTCATTATCCTTGATAAAAGCCTCTCTACTAATACGACCTAAATAACCTTTATCAAAATCGTATTGAGTAGTTGATTTTTTAAGCTTTTCCATTACACAACATCAATTGCTTTACCTTCAATACCTGTAACTCCACCAGTAGTTAAAACGCTTACAGGAGCAAGGTTTAACACAAACGGGCCCGCAGCATTATAATCTGGATCGGTAGTATCTAAGGTAATTGTAAACGCTTTTAAATTCGGATCAATTGCAACACTTGAAATGTTTACAGCAGCACCATTACGCGTTGCTCTCCACATTCCAACTACAGCAAGTTCAGCAGAATACGTATCGTATAAATCCTCTCCTCCACAACCTTTAGTAACTGCAGCTTTAATAACCGCGGTCGCTCTCGGAATAGGTAAAGATAAAACAGCATTTTGCAAACCGTAGATGTTAGACAAATCGCCTAAACTTAAACGAATAAACGCAATGTTATCGTTGATGTAGTTAGGGTTAAAGCTAAACTCAATTGTATACAAACTTACATTACTACCATCGTTTAATTTAAACGGCCTGGCGTAAAAATAAGTAAGCGGAATACCTTTTAAAGATGTTCCAACTTTAGTGCCGATAATCGTTCCCTCTGCATCCCAAAGAATCACTTTGCCTTTGTTTCCGTTGAATTTACGCAAAGCATTATTTACACAAATTCCGCCTTTGGTAAATTGGAAAGCTAAAACATATTTACCCTCACGAACAACCGATGGATTACCATAACCTAAAGTTTGTTTTACTGGATCTTCTGTTGAATCAGTTAGTCCGTCAAACTCTGGGAATGGATAAGCCCTTAAGTTTTCGTTATCGTTGATGGCAGCGGCTTGTAAAGCAGCTAAAGCCAAAGCAGGCGATGCAAGTTGAGAAGCTGTTAATTCGAAACTATCTCGAACGTACATACCGCCAACGATATTCTTAGGATCAAAGAAGCAATCTCCAAAGCCTGTATTTGCACCAATTCCCACGCATTTAATTGTGTTTAAAATAGTTGCCATGTTTCTTTTTATTATGTTGCAATTAGCAACGGTTAAAATAATATTTTAATTCTAAGGTTAATTCTAATCCATCTACATAATCCTGTATCATGTTTTGGTTATCTCCGCTGATCGGTGTTTCTCCCCATCGGTATTTCCTGGCAATTTTATGCTTAATGTTATTTACTGGATAAGCTCCTAAAAACATATTCCCATTTAAGGAAATTTGATTTAGCAACTCAAAGTAAATCGGCATAATTACAGGTTTAAATGTTTTTTCAAGCCTTTCATAAGCTTTAAAATTATTTAATGTGCCGTAAATAATAGCCATATTAAGCTTTAAATCCTCAATATTACCTTTTTGAACCCCCTTATTTTCATCTACATCAATAAACAAGCACACTAAAGGGTATTTCTGAAACTTATCAGTATTGTTTTTGCTTTTCTGGGTTAACGTTTCGATAATCTCCAATTTAGTTCCAAACCAATAATGAACGCCCGTAATCTTCGAATCATAGATTTGTAATTTAGGCGTAATCACATCGCTTACCGATTGAATTACAGTCCTTAAATCATCCTCTATGTATCTGTATTCAAGTGCCATTAAAAATTTAAGCTATTAATTGGATAATAAATATCATCAACCTCGCATCCACGATACCAACGTCTCCAATAAACACGAACGTAGTCAGGGTAAACAGTAGTATCTAAATCAAATAATCTAGTCATGCCTACCATTTCATTCCAAGCGCGAACCTGTTTATCTATCGAATTGGTTACGGTGCTATTTGCGCCTTTTGGTTTAACTTCGCTTATTCCTCCGCTTTGGGTTGTTTCATCACGTTTGTAGAAATAGTAAACGTAATTAGCAATCATTTCCTTTAGATCGGTTTCATCACGCAAAGCAAGCCATTTAGCCTCAATAGGCTCAACAGCCAAGCCATTAACAAAATCATTTGCCAACGTAACGCCCAGCAATTTTTTAAGAAACTTTGGCTCATACTTATCGATAAATTCTTGCACGTTAGTTACCATGAAATTATTTTCAGTCTGAGCGATCGTTATTTCGCCTTTAAAAATTGCTGGGCTAATGATTGTTGGCATTGTTGATGCTTTTTAAAATTAATCTTCTTTTGAGGTTTCTTTATCCTCTTTTGAAGCTTTAGGCTTATCTTTGGTTGCTTGACCTTTTTTAATAAGCTTTTCAGCTAACACACGATGAACCGTGTGCTTAACTCCTTCGCCTAATAAACTGCCTTTTGCTCCATAGATAACCGTATCTTCTTTTGGTCTTACCAAAGTACCTCCATCAACTACCGAGTTTTCAGTAGTTAGCGCTTGTACGTCTTCTTGACCTGCTGGTACTACAGCTTGTTTTTTTGGTTCTTGTGCCATGATATTAAGGTTTTAACAATGCAGCTTTAACAGTTGCAAATGATGCTGTAACGAATGAACCGATGTTGTTTGTTGCGATATAATCTTTGAAGAAATTCTCCACGATAATACGCATACGGTTGTTATCAAAATCGCTTGATACTGAAGTTACAACGGTTGAACCAGAAACAGTTGCAGTTGTAAAGTCGATACCATAACCCAAACGAATTGTTAAGGCCTCTTGCTCGATTTTGAATAAACCTGATTCTCCCAAAGTGAAAGTACCGATAGTTTGATAAGTAGATGTTAGAACACGGAAACCCATCATTGTAACTAATCCTTGAGGATTGTACATAGGAATCATCATGTAATAACGACCTTGCGAATCTTTTTCTAAAGATAATCTCCATTTGTCTTGTGGATGGATAATCAACAAGTCAGGGAAAAAGTTTAAAGTTTCGATTTGAGCCGCAACAGCACCGATAGCATCGTAATCGTTTGGAGCTACAATTGTATCATCCAAAGAAGTACCAACGTAACCAGCCGCCTGTGTTTGTAAATCGGTTGTTAAGATTGCAGCATAATCACGTAAAATCTTATCGTTGATAAGGTTTTGAATGATTGATAAAGCTTTCTTACGGAATTTAGCAAATTCTTCAGTAATCACGTATTTTGCTGCTACTTTTTTAGCTTTAGCGAAGTTACGAACCAAAGCGTAAGAAACTAAAGGCTTAACTGCGCCCTCTGCAACGATAGCAAATGCACCTTCGCTGTTACCTTCTTCTAACCATGTTGTATATTCCTCTAATTCAGCTACGGTAGTAACATCAGCAATATCGAAGATATACTGAGTGCCTCTACGTTTTTTAACAACGCCATCGATTACGTTAAAGCTTTCAATCATCGGCAAAGGATAATTGTTTTCATTAATCGTGTTATCGGTCTGCATATTTGCAGCGGCACGAATATTCAAAACAACCTCTTTTTGCCCTGCCTGGCCTTTACTCCGCATAATCATTTCAACATCTGAAGTTTTACCTTCTTCTGGAAATAATAATGAGTTGATAGATCGTTGGATTAACTCTTTTTCGTTGTTTTCCAACTCGCCAGCGCGGATGTTTTTAACTTTTTCAAGTTCTGTCGCAATGTTGCGAATCGTTAAATTTAATTTCTCGTTGTCGCTTTCGTATGTACGCAAAGCTTCTAACGGCATACCATCCAATGCACTATCTAATAATGCTTGAACAGCGGTTTTATCTTGAAGCCCACGAGTTTCAATCTCGGCTTTAGCGGCTTCTTTAACCTTTAATAAAAGAGCGTCTTGCGCTGCTTTTTCTTCTGCTGTCATTTTCTAAATGATTTAAAGTTTAAAAATTTTCTGTTAAATAATTGTAATCTATAATTTTCACTTTATCCTCATTCGGCTCATGTTTTTCGAGTGCTTTCATCCTTTGTTCCAGCGGCTCAAAATCAACGAGTGATTTATGGCGAGCGAATAAATTTCTTGCTTGTAATTGTAAAGAGCGAGGTATTAAGTTAATAAAATCCTCTGTATCATCAGTCAAATCATCCAATTGATCTAGCGAACGAATAACATACGTTTCTTGTTGATCTCCGATTGTCGCTACGCTACCCTCGAATAAATTAACCTCTTTCATTATGATTAAGTCATTCTTATCGTCATATTCCATTTTATCCCAGACGTATTTAAATCCTCCCGAGAACTGGTTTATAGTTCCTGACTGAATTTGTTTCAAAGCTCTGTCTGCGTTCGGAACATCGTCAAGAGGTTTAGTCCTGAATCTTAACCCATAATCATCCTCATAAAGCTCATCAAACATTCCAATAGGGTCGTCCTGTTTGTGCTGCCAAAGAAAGGTAATTTTATATTTAGCATTACTATTAACGCCTCTTGCTTCTAAAGATTTTGCGCAACTACCCTTAACCATTACTTCACGACTAAGGTTTGGAACCCCCCAAACAAAAAGATATCCAGCTATGATCCTTTTTTCAAAATCAGAACCGTTAGCTAATAATCCACCTCTTTCCTCGACACTTATGTTACTGAAGTTGATCGGAGCTGCTCGGTGTTTTAATTCCTGTATTTTGCTGTGTAGTTGCATTTGATTTCAAATTTATAATATTTTTTACTAAATCTACTTGTTCTGATGATAATTCGAAAATTTTCTTTTCGTAAATATCGCCAACTCCTTTGTCTCCATCGAAAGAACGAATCCAATCGTTTAACGAAATAACACCATTTTGCCACCTTTCGAGCATTGTTGCGCCATTTGTTTTGTCAACAGTAGCATCATCTTTTTTATTTGATTTAAGGACAGCTATATGGCTAAAATCAGCACGAATGTACCGATTTGGAACGTTAAATTTTTCATTCCAACCCTGAGCGTACTTATTTGCATACGGAAGAATAACATCATCATAAAAAGCCCTTGTATCACTTTCGGCATTATTAAAAGTTGAACTATCTTTTGATGGAACAAAGTGTTTTGGCACTCTTAATGTTTTGTAGATTACATTTGCATCAGCCAAAGTTTCATCAAATGGCTGTAGCTCCTGAATGTTCATTGATGTAGAAATGTATTCTACTGGAGCAGCCGAAACACCAACTTGATTTTTACCTCTTGTTAATCCGTAAGTTTGTTGATAAATCTTTTGCGCTTCTTCTTTTTCGCCAGGCGTTAAGCTTACCATTCCGCTTATGTCCGACTTCTTACTTACCAAGAAACCTAATGCGCCTCGTTTAATATAAATAACACCTCTAGCCTCGTAAACAGGTAAAAGATTTTTAATTGCTATTTCTGCCCCTTTTAAGTCTGACTTAAACTTATCTATTTGGTTGCCTTGTTGTAGGTCGAATTTAATGAAAGGAATAACATTTTTGATATCCATTACCCTTTTATTTCCAGATTCAGAAACCGTGAATTTATTTACAAAATCATCGATTGAAGTGGCAGAGTAAACATCGACGTTTTTCTTTTTATCAATATTTACTTGGTGTGTTGGAGCATTCCACCATGATAAAACAGAATCCAATTCATCTGGTAATGTTGATGGCTTGTTAAGATATTGAAAGTTTGCGCCAGTTAGAATGTCGTAACAAACGGATTGCCAAACAAACTGTTTCATTGTCATTAATGGATTAGGCTTTTCAAACAATCTATTAAATGCTTTATTTTTATAATCTACAGAATCGTTAGCGGTTGAGCATAATTGCCATGTAGCTTCTGCCACCCTTGATGCAATCTCGTTTACTGGAGCAAATATTTCTGGCAAACAATAAAAAAGGGTTATGAAGTTTTGTCTCCCATAAGCTCCATAAAGAATATCTTCAATGTCGTAACCGCCTCTGAATTGCGATGGCTCAATCTCTGAATATTCGTAAGAGCCACCAAGATTATTATCATTGTATTCTCTTTCAATAAATACTTTTTCGGGAACCTCAATTGAAGCGTTTCGCTTTACAATATCTTTACCCCATGAAAACGGATTTAAAAGGCTCATTCAAGTATTTTTTAATGCAATAATACCAAATATAAATTAAACTTTATTCATACCGAACAAATGAGGAAAATTTTGTTCAAAATAAGTTGCTGCCATTTCGCATAAATCGGGCGCATCATCATGTTTGTTGCCCTTGCCTGCCTCTTGAATTTTCAAGTATGAAGTTAAGTTTCTCATAAACTTTGCATACTGAGGGTATTCTTCCCAATCATGCCTAAAAACAAAGTTATTACGAATAAACGATGCTCTGTTCAATATCCTTGACGGCTTCGATGTTCGCGGCCTTAGTACCCTAAATTCTCCATCAAAATTAATTCTGTCTAATTCTTCACGAATACGTTTAGCTGTTTCAATCCAACCTAACACACCCTCTATACCTACTGATTTAGATTTATTACGTTTTATCATGTTTACCATTTCAAGTTCGTTATAATCTGCACCATCGGTATTATAAAGGGCTTCCGTAACGTAAATCTTATCGCCAACAAGCTTAAACGGTGCGCCAGCGAAATCATCGCCTCCTAAATTGGCAGGGTCAGCGCAAGTGTATGTAAAATCTGGATCTTTTAAAGCCTCGATTGAATCCATATCTGCAAATTGTAATTCATCAATAGGAAACAATAATCCAGCTTTAGGCTTAGGATTTTGCATGTGCTGTCTCTGAAAAACAATATCGTTATGCTTTTCTAAAGCCTTTAATTCTTCAATCGTATGTTTCTGAGGACAAAGAGCTGTTCCATCTTCTTTAATTGACGGTAAACTTAATACATGCCATAACCCACCATCTAAAGCATTGCCTTGCTTGCGAATTAAATAACCGCTTAAATCATCTTCGTGTGTTCGCTGTTGGATTATTATTATTGGGGTATTTCGACTGTTAACACGATTTGAAATAGTGCTGTCATAGCGCTCATTTACTTTGTTTCGCAATGTTTCGCTATCCGCATCATCGGGCTTGTTTGGATCATCTATAATAATTGCACCACCAAATTTTGACTTATTTTCTGGCAATTCATCTAATTCAAGTTTTAATTCTTCAAGTTCGGATATTTCTTCTTCACTTAATTCATCTTCGTCCACTAATCCAGCACCGAAGCCAGTTATCTGCCCTCCTGTTGATGTTGCGTAAACACCTCCTGTTTGTTCTGTGTACCATTTCTTTTTAGCTTTAGATGATTGTTTAAGCTTAACCGATGGAAATAATAATTGATATTCTTCAGATGTGACTAAATCTTTTACAGCCTCTGAATTATCTAAGGCCAAATCGTCCGAATATGATAAATGGATAAATTTAGCCGATGGATTTAAGCAAAGTCCGTACGCGATAAATGCTTTAACAGCTAATTCAGTTTTACCGTAACGAGGCGCAATATTTATTATCAACCTGGTTACTTCTCCAGATATAACTTTTCTAAGTTGTTCAGCGATTAAATAAAGATGTTCCCATTTGGCCCACTTTCTTTTATACTGCTTCTTAAAAAAATAACGCACAAAAAAAATAAAGTCGTCCTTGCAATAAACATGGGCGACTTTTAATTCTTTTATTTCTTCGACGGTTAAATCTGGCATTTAAAAATCTTTATCGAATGATTCTTTAATTTTTTTAGCTTCTTCTGCGGATGGCTCAATGTTAACGTTTAAGTTGGTTACTGTTGATTCCTGTTTATCAACCCACCCCATGTTTTTAAGTGCAAAAATCGCACCCGTTGGCTTGTCTGATCTAAGTTCTTTTTCGTAACCGTTCTCGACCATCAACCTGGCTCTTTTTATTATGTAAGAAAACTCGCCATTTTTTTCGTAATCATAAACGGACTGACGGCTTTCAAAACCTAAAAATAAAGCCAATCCTGTTACTGTTGGATGCTCTATATCCTTAATACTTTCGAAGTATTTATCAACCTCGATCTTTAGTTCTTCTGCATTATCAAAATGCGCTGGTCTACCTCCTGCCATACCCCCAAATATACGAATTAAAACTACTTTTTACCAAATGCTAATAATCCAGCTACTCTTTTTTCTGGATTGGTTAACTTTTTAAAATCCCATCCGGTTATTTTGCAGAATGTTTCGTGGTTGATGTTTGATAGCCCGCAAGGTTTAACTAATTCGAAAGGAATATTGTATTCAATGCAAAACTTTTCAATTTGCCTGCCTATCTCGTGATTAGCTCCAACACGTTTAGCCATTCCATTTCCGCCTTTATGCCACGTTGATTTGACTTTATGCCCAGCTTCTAAGCGAACTAAAATATTGTGCATACTAAATTTAATCAGGTCATTAAATATATCCCATAAGGTCATTTCTCCAACAACAAGGTTTTTCAACTTCGTGTCGAATATTGACATTCCGCTTTTATTCGTGTCAGGGTCTATGCCAATTATAAATCTTGGCTTTACTTTTACCTCAGTCATCCATTCCCTTTTCTGTTTTATGTTCTATTTGCATGATTAAATATCTGTTAATGATGCTCTCTTGTTAAGAAATTCATCTATTTCATTCAATAATTTTCCTTGCTCGTTATAGGTGTTGTAATTACCTTTAAGGTTGCATTCTGCTTTATGGATGGGGTCTAATAACAAATCGCCTTCGCTGCAATATCTCATTTCTTGCAATACTTTTCTTAAAAGCAATCGAGCTTCATTCTTCCACAATCTATAAGCCATTGGTAATTCTGAATTTTTCATAATGTTACTTTAAATTGTTTCACGCCTAATTAAAATATACCCCTCTCCTTTTAGCCATCCTTTTAATTCATCAATCGATAGAATCTGTGCTTTATGCCAAACCGTTTCTAACCCAATTTCAGATAGTTCATTTTCCTTATCAACTTCTTTTTTGGCTTCTTTGGCATCTTTAATGTGACCTAAAAAACCATGTTTTCTGTCTTGGTCATTTTCTTGCATTTTACTTCCTTCGTATGTGCTCATGTTATTATTACTTTAAATTGTTTATAAATCTGTTAGGTTTGATGTATCTAATTCTTTCCCTGTTAATGCGAAGTATATATTTTGTAGTTGGTGGAGGTTATTAACAGCAGTTTCAAATCTTAGGTCATCATATTTAAAAGAGTTATCTAAAAAAATAATTATAAATGGTTTATCACAAGTTTTTAAAGTGTATTTATTAAGAACTTTTTCAAACCCAACCTTCAAAAGTATTTCTTCCGAAACAACGACGGGAGACTTAATTATTTCATCAATTGAAATATTAACATCTGGCTCAATAAAAGAAAACTCTTTTAATCCCCACGAGAATAATTTATCGTCGTAGCCAATAAAAATGTTTCCAACTCGAATTTCGTTTGCTTTCATACCTGTAAATTTACCTTTTAATTCAATTCGGTTTTGTAACAATTTAGTTGCTAAAATGGTTTATCAAACTTATCTTCATTATACCTTTTAAATCCGTTGTTATCTTTACACCAAGCGCACCTATCATACCATCCATGCCCATTGTAATTACATGGAGCATTTTTAAAATCACAATGCTCTTTAAATCCTTTTGACAAATCTATTGTTTTGCCATTTACTAATTTACCTTCGTGGTCATAAACCATTTTATCTAGTGTAATCATAATTACTTCGTGTTACTTGGTTTATTTTGGTTGATTAACTTAATTATTCCTTGATTAAATTTTACATCGACTGTGTGCCTCATGTAATCCTTGTATTCTCCCTTATCGCTTTTAAAGAAATCCCTAGTTGTGACTAAAATATGTTCCCGAAATTCCGATTTACTTAATTTAAACGTTTGTACTTGATGAGGAATACATTCTGTTCCGATTAAAGTCCATATCGTGCCGTTGTTCGTAAATTGCGTTTGGATGTACGCTCCGTTAATATCAATTAGTTTCATCTTCTAGTGATTGTGTTAACGCAAAAATATCAGTTCTAAGCTTCTTATTTTCTTTTTCCAACTCAAAGT